ACTGATGAAACTGAATACTTTGTGTCTTTCCCAGATGACTTGCTAGAAGCAGCAGATTTGAAAGAGGGAGACCAAGTTGAGTGGGTAGACCAAGGTGATGGGTCATATATCTTGCGTAAAGTAACTAAACCTATTGGAATGGAGGAATGCTGATGGCGTTATCTGAAAGTGTAGAAACCAGTTTGAAAGAAGCAGAACAATCTTTGCGTAATGCACTAGCATATGCTGCTCGTCAAGAACGTCCAATGGTTTGTAGTGTAATTGCTGATATGATTAGTCGTATTGAGACTCTGCAAACAACTGATTCTATTCTTGATAAACTGGAGAACCGCAAATTGGGAGACTCTGGATTCTTTGGAACTATGTTTGGAGAATGATGACTGAAGAAAAACCACTGGTAAATCCAGAAGAACTACAAAAACCAAATAACCTTGGTAAAGCACTACAAGAGTGGTGGGACTCTGATGCTTGCAAACAACTTCAGAAGGACCTTGAGGAAGGAAAGCAACGTGCTGTAGGAAAGTATTTTATGCTTTCCGAAGAAGATAAACTTGATATGGTTCAGGCAATCTGCTACATTATGTGTAAGGCAGAAGAGGAAGGAACTAGTCACCGTGGACTTCAAGATGCTCTAGGAATCTATCCATCAGGTTTCTGGGTTGATCATCTGATGGAAGTGCATAACGCCCTTTGGTCTTTCTATCATGATCAGAAAAAAGAAAAAGAACTCAAAGATGACCTTGAGGCACTTGATGACTTTGTAAAGTAATATTACGCGATCCCAAAGAAAACATTAAGTTTATAGATAATCATATATTGAAATGCTAACATTGGGACACATCGCAAGAAACTTATGACTCTCGCAAAAACAGGCACTGAACTCCTTTCAACAGATGAATGGAATGAACTCATTGCCCTGAAAGACGCAATTACTTATGCTCCACAGACTGTTTCTGCACAAAAGATGGAAAAGTTTGCTGAATTGATGGTAAGATCTTTGGAAGGTAAGGGTGATTGCACTCCCCGATAAAATAAATACTCTCAACACGATACAAACCAATGGACAACATAGATCAACACATTCAGAAGGATGAGGATCTTCTGAGTGACCCTACAATTTCTCCACAAGCACGGAGACATACAGAAGAAGAATTAGAGTCATTGAAGGCATATAAGGCAAATCATCCTGATGATGATTATGATCCAAACGCATTTGAGCTCTATTGTGATGCTAATCCTGATGCACTTGAATGTAGAATCTATGAGGATTAAGTGACACTTTAAAAACTGGCACAAGGGGTCTCCTGGTTCGCTGGGAGACCCATTATAATATGGAGACAATCAGAGAACCTCTGATGACCACCACTTTCGCTGACTACGCCGCTGCTGCAGAGGCAAAGAAGAACATTGCAGAGGCAATTCTGGGGCATACCTATGCTCTATGTGAAGCACTGCGTCAAAACTTTATTGATTACAGTATCAAGTCTCATCAGCAGTCTGTTTTGACCTTTTCTCTTGCTGGAGATGCCAATTCTGTTGATTATCATAAAGCGTGTATCGAAGATCTGAAGAATGGTAATTGTGATTATGAGTTCTATCCTGAGACTGGTCGTAAGTATTACAAGATCATTATGAACGCAAATGGTTCCCGCAGTGTTCATGCTTTTATAGATAAGAATACTGGTCAACTTTATAAAAGTGCCAGTTGGAAAGCGCCTGCCAAAGGTGTTCGTTATGATCTCCGTATTATTGAGCAACGCGAATGGTTATTTCAACATGCCGATTGGAGCGGGCAATATTTATATGCTAAGTAAAATGAAACAACTTCTTCTCCTTCTACCATTGATCCTTGCTTCTACCCCAGTGCAGGCACAACAGGTAAACAATTATGCAGTTTGTACACAAAACCAAGAGGTTTATCGTCCTGGTGGATATGATCAGTATGGTAATTATGTTCCTGGTGGTGTAAGTGTGCAAACTTACAATGTCCCTTGTCCTGGCACTGTGAATCAGTACTACAGTAATGGTGGGGGTGGATACTATGGAAGGCGGACAAATCCCAACTGCAATCCAACAAGAACTCTCCTGGGTGCAGTGATGGGAGGTGCTATTGGACGCGCTGCTGCTATGAATTATCCTAAAAACTATGGGTGGGCAACTGCACTTGGAGCATCTGTTGGAGGTCTTGCATTTGCCTGTTGATTATGAAGTATAATGGTCTTGATCGTTTGATCTTTGTTTCATCTTTTGTTTGGTTTTCTCATTGGTCATGCAAAGTTACATTGTTTGCTCTGGATATGGTTATCGTAAACCAATCTGTGAAGATGTTGCCACTTGGTTTTTGAATAAGTTTCTACCAAGGCATAAAATTCAGGTTGAGATTCTTCATCGTGGTTTAAGGCGTGAAGCAGTTCACGGTTATTGCGATTATGTTGGAAAATCTTACCGTCCGCGTGAGTTTTTGATTGAGTTGGATACTTATATGGATGAAGAAACTTATATAAAAACTCTTTTACATGAACTGACTCACCTGAGGCAATGGGTAGTCGGTTCACTACAAATTCGTCATGGAAAAATGTGTTATGGTAAAGAATGTGTGGAAGATATTGACTATTGGTATCAACCACATGAAATAGAGGCACGGGAACAGGAAGAAACCTTATATCTTGAGTATCTGTTTGAGAAGAACGGGTGGGCAGATTCACAAGTAGCACAGTTCTTCCCAAACCGACTGATGCAGGTAGTATAATAATGAAGAAACAAATCTACATTCGTGAATTTGTTGGACGATGGTATATTGTTTGGTCTGATACTGGACAGACCATCGCATCATTTGCATCTGAATTTGAGGCATATGCTGCCCGCCGTGCTATAATGAACTCAAAGGAATTCACTGTATGAAAAAACTTCTTCTTGCTGCTGCACTTCTGTTTGCGACTCCTACGTTCGCGCAAACTGAATCTAAAGTATACCGTCCGTTTCGGTATGAAACAAATTGTGTTTTGGAGTATGGAATTCAAACCTATCCTGATGTTTGTGTGGTGATTGAAACTCGTGAACCGAACGGAGCACTTCGCACTCGTAACATTTTCTCTAATAAGCATAGTCTGACGATCAAAGGTCGTTTTGATAAAGAGAAAGGATATATGACTTGGGATAGTCACAATAAGTTTGAATATAAGTGGGATTATAAACCTGGTGGATCTGGGTGGACTTATGTGATGCCTGGTTTTATTCTTGAAAATGTATCTTGGGACTGATTAAATGACTGAAACGACTGTACAACTGAATGTTCATGAAATTGGTGTGATTCTATCTGCACTGCAGGAACTTAACCTGCGTGAAGAGAACCGAATCGCACGGGAATTTGGAAGTGTTCCTGCACTGTATAATAAACTTTACACGATCTGGGAGCAGATGGACACTTCGCAAACTGGTCTACGCTACGACGTGGTGCCGTCGTTCTGATCTATAATACAGAGGTAATCGAGAGACACCCCATGCAACTGATCTCCACCTCCAAAATTGATGGAAAACCTTCTATGGTTGTGGATTACTTTCCCATCGAAGGTAGCACTCAGTTCCTTTACAAAGTTCTCAAGTTTCAAGGTGTGGATACCATGAGCACCAAATGCATCACCAAGCGTGATTTTGAGCGTGAATGTGCTGAGCGCATTGGTCTTGGTTATGAAGTCACCGGTTTCAACACGGAAGAAGTGAATGTGAATCCGATGGCAGGTGCTTGCTGATGAAACTGACTTACTTGATTATTGCTGTATTTGGATTTATTATTGGATGGAACATTTTTCTGATTGAACGTGATCGGAAGATGATTGATTCCTACTATGGAAATTCTCAGGAGCAAGTGAAATGAACGACGAAGATATTGAACAATTCATTAAAGCATATGAGGATTTCATGAAGCACTCTGAAACTGAACAATTCAATCATGAAGCATGGGTTGCTGCTAAACAATACACCGATAACTTCTATGAGCAAAAAGCAGCGGAGTTGGAGGTAACTGTGGACTATTACATTCAAGAGTTTGTCTGATGGATCAGAGAACTAAACTTATTTTTGCTCTTCAACAAACTGAAAATATCTACAATCTTTTACAAGACGGAGAGTATGCTGGTTTCTTTGCTTCTCATCTACTGCCTATTAAGTTTGAAATTGAAAGACAACTCTGCTGCTTGACAAACACTAATCCCTATACTAAAATAAAGGAGTCCAAAACAAACTGAAATGAAATCACTGTATATTGTTGACTACTGGGTGCCGTTCCCTTCTTCCGAATATGGAGGTCTGATCAATCTGATTGCTGAGTCTGATACCGAAGCATTTGAGATTCTCAAAAGCGAAGAACAGTTTGATGATCGTTACACTGATCGCATTATGGAAAGAGTTGTCAACGCTCAGAAGTTTTCACTGGTTGATGAATATGAATCTGGTATTCTGGAGGCATTTACCACATGACACAACTGTATCGTATTGAAGAACTATTCACTAATGGTTGGGAATTGATTGATGAGAACGCAAAACAATTGACGAAAGAACAATGTGATGAGCGTTTGAATTATTATCTTTCTGCAGGTTATAATCCAAACTATCTTCGTGCAGTTTTGGATGTTGATTGAATTTCCACATAAACCACCAAAGGGTTATTCTTATGAAATTGAACCATTCAAGCGTAATGTTTTTGCAATTTGGATTCTACATCAGCGTAAGTTTGATTACAATCTTGGTGGGACTGTTCGTTGTATCTGGGGATTCTACAATACCAAAACCAGAGAATACTTCTCCCCAGTCAATAGTAAGACAGTCGGTAAGTGTGTAAATATTGAAGACACTACACCATATTCAGCAATGGTGCCTAAACTCACTCCGTTAGAGCAATGTATGTTCCCAAGGTAAATGATTATGTAACCTGGAAAAAAGGTGTAGAAGGATGGGTGTATTTTGTTAGTAATGAATATGTGACTATTGAAGTTGATGTAAGACCAAAAGATCCAATCAATTATGAAGCATGTAGTCTTCATCGCAATGAAAGAGTATTGGTCTTATGCTATGCAAATCAATGGAATGAACTAAATTACATAAAGTCAAGAGAATCAGTTTATGAAACCTAAAAACGCCTGGAGGTGGTGGGCAACAACTTGTGTCTTGGCGGATTAAGTTGTGTAAGTCCCACACCAATAAATAATAATAGTCAACGCCAAGACACAAATGAAAGAATATTATACTTATGCATATCTGCGTGAAGATAGAACACCTTATTATATTGGTAAAGGAAAACAAAATCGCGCATTTAGGAAGCACAATGTCAAAAGACCTCCAAAAGATAGAATAATTTTTTTAAAACAAAATCTAACTGAAGAAGAAGCATTTAAGCACGAAATTTACATGATTGCTATTCTAGGTAGAATAGATTTAAAAACTGGTATACTTGAAAATAAAAATGCGGGAGGTAATGGTTCTTCTGGTAAAGTATATTCTCAACAGGAAAAAGAAAAAATACGTCAAGATGTGTTGGGAAGAAAATGGTGGAATAATGGAGTAGAAAATTCTCAATCTAAAAAATGCCCTGGAGATGAATGGGTTCCTGGAAGGTTAATAACTTGGGATGAAAATGAAAGACTTGATAATATCATTAAAAGAGTTCGCAAAAATAATTATAGGTTGACTCATAAAGATGGGACAGTTATTATAACAAATAGTTTAAGAGAATTTTGTAGAAAAATAAGTAACCACGATTCATGTAAACTTTATAGAATTTTAAACGGTGAAAAAAATTATTACAAAGGATGGGTTAAAGTTGAAAAATTATGAAAAAGAAAAAAGGATTACTTTATTACATTTATTGTGCATTAGGAGAAAAGTCTCATCCTCATTGTAACAAAACTGCTGACAGAGTTGCCTTTATTCGTTTAGTAATTACACTGCAGATTTTAATCACTAACTGTTTCATTGTTGCAAATACCATCAGGCATTGGAATAAACAAACTCAAATTGAAATCTTTATTGAAAATCCTCATGAAGTACCAAGTGATTTACACCAAAAACAAAAAGAAAGCGACTTCCAAACAAGTCGCAACTTTCTATAAAGTCGAAGATGCTTCCATGTGGGAGAAGCATGTTATCTCTCAAGGTTTTGAAAATGTGGAGATTATGCCAGTTTTTTAAGTGGCACAATCCGGTTTCTTTTGAGGCATTTTGCCTTTATACTACACTTGTTGATTGGGGAATTTCCTTGAACTCTTCTATTGAATTGAATGAAACTAATTATTGTGATCAGAAACCTATCACAATTGAATTTACTTTTGAAGAGCATGATCTTTTCAATGATATTCTAAATCATGCTATTGAAGCAATTGATTTTGCTCTTGGATCTTCCATGCTTGAATTTGATTATCTCGAAGATTCTGAAATTCGCAAACGATATGAAATGCTTGAAAACATGAAAAATTACTCTTGTTCTCTTTGGGCACAACGCTTCGGTAATTGATTATGAAAACTTCTACTTCTCTTGGTTTTGCTTTTGGTGTAATTGTCTTTGCTGTTGCACTACTCTTTTTTGAGGCAGCTCTTCTTCAACTGATTTTGACTTGGTTTAGTATTAATTTTTCGATCTGGCAAACTCTTACTATGGTCGCTCTTGCTAATCTTATCTTCAAAAACAATAGTGTCTCTTGCAAATGAACAAGTGACACTTTGATTAGTGGCATACTGGGGCATCTGAAGCAATCTGGATGCCCTATAATACTTTCATACACAAACAAACACCACCATGAAGAACACTCATCTCCAACATCCTGAAGACACCATCCTCACTGGCGATCTGAGCGTACTGGATTGGTTCGTGAATCCTGGTGCTCTGAGCGTCAAGATCGACGGTGCTCCAGCGATTGTGTGGGGCATTGACCCTGCAACCAACACATTCTTCGTTGGCACCAAGGCAGTGTTCAACAAGAAAAAGATTCGTATTGCTCATTCTCACGAAGAGATTGATCAACACTATGAAGGCAATGTAGCGGAGATTCTTCACTGCTGCTTTGATTATCTACCACGTTTGGAGACTATCTATCAAGCAGACTTCATTGGGTTCGGTGGTCTGAATGAGTACACTTCTAACGTGATTACCTATCAGTTCGGTGACATTGTAACGCAGAATATTATCATCGCTCCGCATACTTGTTATTATGCTGAGAACGATCTTCGTGATGCTCAAGCATTTCCTGATCGTAGTATCTGGACTGATACGGATACAGTGAAGTTTGTCAAACCAAATGCATATATTCTACACAATCAAGAATCCTTCGCTGATGTAAAAGAGGTCTGTGACTTTGCCCGTCAAATGGCAACCACTGCAACCTTTGTGAATGATAAAGAAGCAGCAAAGATTACTAAACAACTGAATGATTTTATTCGTGCAGGTGAGCAGATTAGTGTAGAGAACGTAAATGAGTTTGATTGTGATCCTAACCTGATTCGTCTGTGGTCATTGGTAAAGTCGATCAAAGATGATTGCCTTCATATCTGTCGCAATGATGGCCCTGCTGCGTATATCAACGGCAATCGCATTGATGCAGAAGGTTATGTGATGACCAATGAGTTTGGTATGTACAAACTGGTCAATCGTGAGGTATTCTCTCATGCTAACTTCACGATGCAAAAGGCATGGTCTAAATAAAAATAAAAAATGAAGACTTTTTCTCAATTCATTTCTGAAAGTGGTGGGTCACCTTATCAACCTTATAAACCCAAACCACAACCAGAACCATCTGTACCACCAGAAGGTTGGAAAGAGAAGTATCTTGATCCTCTGAAGAAAAAGTCTCCTAAGTTAGCAGAAGACGCTGGTAGTGGATATTCGGATGATTATGCAAAGGAAAGAGATGAAAGAAGAAGAAAAACACCACTTCAAAAGAGACAAGACAGAGATCTTGCAAAACTCACTTATATGTTGAATCAGGATCGTCCTGGTCGCTGAGTGTGCCAGTTGAAGAACTGTCACAACACCCCTCTCCCTGCCCTTGTAGCACCCTTATAATACAGAGGTAACAAGCACACCTCTCATGATTGCTGACACCACTCAAGACGCTCAGATCCGCCGCACAATCATCAACAGTGTAGAGCAGATGGATCTCCGTCTTCTGCAACGGATTGCTTATGAATGCCGTTGTGAAGAAATGGGCATTTATCCCAACAACTGGAAACTCTACCCTGAGGACTGATGGCAACTGGTATTTTCTTTCTGATCGGTTATCTCATGGGTGCTGGTCAAATTCTTCTTGTTCGTTATCTTAAAAACAAATGAATCTCTACATTATCAATGATGTTCTTTACGATTACACCAGTGGAATGTGTGTAATCGCAGCGGAATCTATGCCTCGTTGCGAACAAATCTTTATGGAAAGGTTTGGATGGGATGGTGATACTGATTATGCCAAAGAGTATAATGAGGAAAAGCAAAAAGATTTCAATACTGCAGGAATCAAAGTGATTGAGAATGTTCCTTATGAGAAGGAAGAAGTGATCTCATATGTGTATGGTGGAGGTTAATGATTCGCTTTCTTCTGAATCAGATTCCTGTTAGGAACGGATCTTATACTGCCAAAGGTAATCAGATTCATCGCACATTCTCCAATGGATTCAGTTACATTGCTTCTCAATGTAATTCACCACAAGAAGCACAACGTATCACAAACGATCTCAATTATCTTATAGGCAAATGACTGAAACCAAAACCTATCCCTATCTCAAATACATTCCACACCTTGTTGCTATTCGGTTGATTGTATTTACTCCATTTGCGATTGCACAAGCAACGGCAGAGTTTATCTCTAACTCTATGGATAAACTTTATCATAAAATGGATAAACTTCTTCCCCTACCTTATGTTGAGAAGCAAGTAGAATGGGATCAGTTGCCCAAACGAAATCAAGAGGCGATTGAACAACTTGCAAAAGCACGGGACACTACCAAAGAACGAATTCTCATTCAAACTGTAAAATCATGACTGAAACTCAAGATCAACTGATTCGCAGTATCGGACAACAACTTGAGAATCTGATGACATTGGATGAGAAGTTGTCAGAACAGTATGATGCTTATTGCTATTATCCTGATACTGATTATGAACCAATTGTAGAACGATTCACTCCTGAACTTCTGAAAGAACTTGAAGACCTTGTATTCAAACTTGACAATGACTGATTACGGATTTTACACTCAAGAAGAACTGAAAGATCTGGATGATTCTGATCTGTCATTTGAAATTGCAGACGCCGCAATTCTGAATGTACCAGATGCTGATGCTTATTTGGATCTTCTTATTCAAGAACTAAAGCGTAGGAATTAGAAAGATATGATGAAGTAAAAAAGATTTAAATTTAATTAAAAAATATATTAAAAAACATATATTTGTTATTTGTTTCGTTGTATGATGTTAGTGTTATATGCTTATATTACTCTCTAAATCCTTTTAATACCTTCTAATATCTTCTAATACCTTCTAATACCTTCTAATACCTTCTAATACCTTCTAATACCTTATAAATGTGTCTGGGTCTTGTGGACTAAGCGCGTTCATTATAAGACGCCGAGCACAAAATGTCAAGCGCCCGTGTGACACTATAAGAACTGGCACATCACACATAATGTTAGCGTTATAACATAATATAATACTATAAGGCATATATACTCTTATGATAATCTCGACGAGATCTGCAGCACTTGCATCTAGTCGAGTTTTATGGTACAATAAACACAGTTATCTCGACGAGTTATGTACGACGACTACGATCTCGACTATACATACAGCAACGATTACGCGGATCTCGACGAGGATACATATGCCGAACTAGGCACATCAGATCTCGACGAGGATTATGCACGGGATGGGCAAGACTATCAAGATCTTGCATATCGCCACTATGCATGATAGAATCTAGTACACATTACATCGAGTTCTTATGCTAATGCAAAAACGCAGGGTCATTGTTACTCTAGACATTGATTGCTATGACGATCTAGATGTACATGATATTGATTGGAAGGATCTCTTAGACCTAGAAGGAGATGAGAGTATTCATGTCAATGTAAAGGAGTTCGATCCATTCTGAGTCTGATGTGGACAGTTTGAGAACTGGCACAAGGGGTATTGCGACCTTATAAGACTTCGTAGTACATTGACCTTGTTTGACACCTGAACTTCTCATGTCCATTTATGTTGAGAATGGTTACGCAAATCGCACTGAATATCTGAACGAACTTCGTGAGGATTACGGTGATTTGGTTGACATCCTTATTGGTGTGCTACCATCGTCAGAAGATTTCGACGGTCTTGTGATCGCTCTGGAAGACGCTTTGGAATCAGGAGAGTACGCAGACCTCCTGTGACACTTTGAACACTGTCCACGGGGCATACAGACGCCTCTCTGAGTGCCCTACAATTCCTTCAGTTACCACATCACACCATGGGAACTCGCTCACGCATTGGACTCGAACTTTCTGATGGTTCGATTCTGTCTGCCTATCACCACTGGGATGGTTATCCTGAATGGTTGGGTAGGATTCTTCAAACTCACTACAATACCAAGGAGAAAGTTTCTGCCTTGATTGATGGTGGCGACATGTCATCCTGCTGGACAAAAGAACGCTGGGATGAGAGTGCTGACGGAACTTATGCTCCTGAGTATTATTCTCAACGGGGTGAAGATACTCCGCCACGACATGATGCAGACATGGATGAGTTCTTCGCTGATGGTGAAGAATACTCCTACATCTTCCGCAATGGGAACTGGTATGCTTATGACATGCACCAGTTTGAACCTATGGTCGCCCCTGAACCTGTAGAGATTCCTTCAGGGGCACTGGCAGTTTAAGAAGTGTCACAAGGGGTGGCGACACTGCTGCCCCTGCCCTTAGAATACAAGAGTCAACCAACCACACCTCTCATGGAAGACACCCTCTGGTCTGAGATTGCTGAAGCGCCTGGTGAAATCTTTGACATTCCCGAACTGCGGGAACTGGATGAAGACTACCAGAATGATGAAGCAACCTGGAACGCATTTCTGAACTCTAACTGGGATTTCTGATGACCACCAATCCTTACATCGCCCACATTCAGCAGAAAGGGTACACTGAACAGGAGATTCGCCAGAGCATGACTCCTGCTCCTAAGATCGTTCCCGACTGGTATGCTGCTCGCTATCCTGGAGCAACCTATGAGTCTTATCAGGAGGCACTGGCAAACTTTCTGAACGGTCACTGAACTGGCACAAGGGGGTCTTGATCTTCCCCAAGATCCCTGCCATACTACCTTTGTTCTGAGACACCACTCATGGCAGACACACTCTCCAAGCGAGTCTACCGCCAACTCTTCACTGAAGATCAGTGGGATCTGATCTACAACTTCATCGGTCATGCACTCGATGATGATGATTTCAATGCGGGTGATGTTTATGCTATTCGCAACAAGATTCATTCTATCTTTGAAGATTGATGATCACTGCAATTCTGGGTGGAGTCATTCTCTCCACCTTTTCTTTCCTTTGGTATCTTGAAGACCGCGAAGGTGGCGGTCTTTATGATCCTGACCCTACTGCTTCTGACCGTTATCGGAAACACAAATGACACCTGACACTTACAACTTCGCTGGTGACACTGTGACAGTTCTCGGACTGGTTGGTGTCCTCTCCACTGGCATCATCCTGGTGCTATGCTTCACTCGTTACTTCAATTCACCACTCCGCAAGTGACACTCACACACCTTAACTATCAGGAGATTGACACACTTCTCGCTATTCTTGAGACTAGCGACTGGCACTATCTGACTGAACTTACAGAGGCAGACATTCCGCTTCTGTATGACAAACTCACTGAAATGAGGGATGAACTGTGACTGAAACTCTCCGTCAGTATCACTTCACCGACGAGCAGATTGACTTCCTGATGCGAATTGTGCGAAACAATGCACAGTTTGAAGATGGTGAAGATCGTGAGTTCATGGAAGAACTTGCGAATCAAATTGAAGATCAAATCGTAAATCATCCCGACAACGACTGATGAAGTATAAAGAACTGCTCGAACAACTGCAACAACTTAGTGAAGATCAACTGAATCAAGATGTTGCTATTTGCTCTGAAGATGAACCCGATGAGTATTATCAAGAAAGTGTAGAGTTAGTGTTTTCAACTGAGGAATGTGATGTCCTCGATCTTGACCATCCTATCATTCGTTTCTGATGACCTACCAACAACTCCTTCAGATGATTCAGACTCTCGACAAGAATCAACTTGACAGAGAGGTTCTCGTTTATGATTCTTCTACTGATGGTTGGTATGATGACGGAACTCAACTCAAAGTAACGAGTTCTGCAGTTCCTGGTCTCGTTGATTCTAATTTCCCTTATCTTTGTGTTTGATTATGACCAAACAACTTCTGATCTCTCAACTTCGTCAAGGTAAAAATGGGAACGACATCCTTCACATTCTTGATGTACTCTGTTCTGGGATGGACAGCAGTGAATCTAGTCAAGATAATGTCCCAACACTAGACGAGATCCAGTTCTGAAACTCGACGAGATGTGTCACTTTTTCTAGTGGCACATCATTCTCGACGAGACCCGCACCATCAACTAGATTATGCACATCTCGACGAGAACATCATGCAACTCGCATCTGTTACACCGATCTCGAAGAAAGCAAAGAATCGCTTTGCGAATCTCATGGACAAGATCGAGACCTGTATCATCGAGCAACAGATAGGCAACAAGGTCTTTCTTACATCATTGAACGGCAAAAACCATTTCTGGGCAATGCTTGACAACGATACCGACTGGATGGTATCATTCTAAGACAAGGGAGGAAGGGGTTTGCCTCCCGCTTGATGAAAAGTCACCCAGCGCGAAGGAGAACAGATAATCCTAGCATAGGTGAGGTGGTAAGTGCCAAGAGGATGGGGTGGTGCCCGTCCTCTTTTTTCTTTGTATTATATTATAATATAACAGTAGTGTTATACGATTATGAGCACAACAATCCAGTCTAGCATGAGATGCTAGAGTCCGCCCCCATCTATATAAGTGCAAAAAAGGCAGCAGTGTGCCAATCGAACCACTGTCCCAAGGGTGGTTGTGGTGCTCGGTTCGGATCGTGCATGATTCCACCAACGGCGCACCACTGACGCCGCCCACCACCAACACCATGAACACCACTACCCCGTTCTTCGCTCCTGTTCTTCCTCTGCAACTGACCGAGGAAGGTATCAACAAACTGGATGCAATTTGCCTGGAAGTGACAGAGAAGTTCTTCCGTAAGGATTATGCTGATCGCATCATTGATACTCTTAAGTATTCCCGTTGTGCAAGCAAAGGTTACTACCGCACCACACCTGATTTCCGTCACTTTATCGGAATCTATCACTGGGTTAAGTCTCATTCTTCCTACGACGATTATGTTGTTTTCCGCAAGTATCTTCAGACTCTGAGTGCAGTCTACCGCTGGCACTTCGGGCATTATGATTCTGTGACCGTCTACAATTATCTGCACGAACGTGTTAAGATCGAAACCCATTGTGAGCACTGTGGTTCACTCTCAAAGACCCTGATTGATCGCTTGATTGAAGAGAATCTCTGGGCAGTGTGACAGTTGGCAAGGTGGCACAAGGGGGGTCACTGATCCCCCTTCCTACCCTGTAGGATTCTCTCAGTTCACACCACACCACCATGCTGAACTTCACCAAGGGTAACGCCAAACTGGGCAAGCAAACCCTAATCTTTAACCTGCCCGCAGGCAAAACCTGCCCCGGTGCACTGTTTTGCAAATCTTTCGCTGTCGTTGATGCAAACGGCAAGCGTAGCATTCAAGACGGCGAGCATACTCAATTCCGTTGCTTCGCTGCATCTTCTGAAGTGCAATACGATGCGGCGTTTGAGAATCGTGCAAACAATCTTCGCCTGATTGTTGATGCTCTGCAGAATGGATCTGCTGCAGATCTTATCAACCAAGGCATTCAAGAATACCGCACAAAGAATACTAAACTGGTGCGGATTCACGAGTCGGGTGATTTCTTCTCTGGCGCGTATTTGGATGCCTGGATTGAAGTTGCACACCGCAATCCTGATCTGAAGTTCTACTGCTATTCTAAGAGTTTGCAACTCTTTCTGCACCTTAATCTTCCTGCTAATTTCTACTTCACCGCATCGTATGGTGGCAAGTGGGATCACCTAATTGATGCGGGAATGTTTAAGCGTTACGCTAAGGTTTTTATGACTGATGATGAAGCAAACGCTGCAGGTTTAGAAGTTGATCACGACGATTCACACTGTTTTGGTGACAAACCGTTTGCACTGTTAGTGCATGGAACTCAACCTAAAGGTTCTATCTGGGGCAAGGCAATTCGTGCCCGTCGTTCTAAACAACAGTTCTCAGGTTACAGTAAGAAACTGCCTGTGACAGTCTGACAAGTGGCACACGGGGGGCATCGCTGCCCCCCATCCATCCTGTAGAATTAACGAGTCAACCACAGGAGGAGCAATGCTCACCGCCACCGACTTCACGATCAGCGCCGACGTTAACAGCAGCGCCGTTGCACACCTTGAAATCGTTTCCAATGGAGATGGAACCTACGATCTGTTGGTAACATTCAACAGTGGTGATAAAGTTTATCGCTACGCTTGGGAGGATGAAGGAGAGTGTCAGCGTTGGTTTGCACTTCTCTCCGATGATGAAGACAAAGCGGCAACATCTTGGGGTCGTTTGTTTCACCGAGCACTGAAGCATGGTGACATTGAACAGATCGAAGTCTGATCTCAAAGTATAATTCAGGGGGGCAACTTTCGCCCCCTTTCTTTATACTTTTTTCCCTAAAAAAAGTTGGCAGGGGGCGTGGCGACCATTTCATCATCAAGCGTACCCCCGCTCTCTTTCGATTGTCCCATTATCCTACAGGCACCACCACCCCATAAGACCCCAGCAGTGGACAGTTCGCAGATTGGCACAAGCACAAAAAAAGGTTCTACCTCAATCCTAGCACGGCATCCGCACCCCCAGTCAACCCCCTGACCGATCAGCAATCATTATGGTTCGGAGGGTTGACCTTTGCACCCTTTGCCCCCATACTGGTATCAGTTCACCACACCACCCGATGAACTTCCGCACCATCATCCGCGCTGCCGTCCGCGCCACCCTGATTCAGAATGGTCCGCAAACATGCTCTGAGATCGTGAGCGGCATGGGTCTCAATCCCCGCAAGCATAAGGGCACCGTTCACGCTCTGATGGTTGAGATGGAGCGGGAGGGCATCCTAGACGCCATCCGTACCAGCAACGGCAAGCGTGGCGCATGGTTCATCTACCCTGCTGCCATCCGTAAGCGGGATCGCCTGATCGCTGCGCTGATCGGTTGAACCTCTACGGGGGGAGCAATCCCCCCAACATCCTGCCATGCTGAATGCTCTCACCCGCTCCCGTTCCGCTTCCTACCATCGCCAGACCATGCTTAAGGTTCTGATCGCTGCTCTGCTGCTCTACTGGTTTTGGGAACCGATCCGCCCCATCCGTAGTGTGACAGGTGAGGCATTGTCCACCGCCGCTGAGATGATCCGCCGCTGACCCTGTAGACTTCTCTCAGTTCACACCACACCACCATGATCACCAACCGCCACCGCCTTCTTGCTCTCCAGTCCTACATGGATCCCAGCAACGGCACAGTGCCATGGCACCATGCCATGATCACCGCTAAATTACTCAAACTCTCCAATGAGTTTGTGACAGAATACGGTCACATGGAATGGGAGAGAATTGACTTTGGTGAGTATAATGTTTGGGCAATGAATCTCCTCTGATTCTTTATACTCTGGGAGGGGATTCGATCGATCTCCTCCTCTCTCCCCCCCCCAACTATCACCATGCAAACCTTTCTTACCGCTGAAGAAATCCTGCAGTTAGTAACCACCGGAATGGTTACATTGACCGACGATCTTATGCTCAGAATGTCAGAATCTTATGAACATTCTGAGTGGTATAATGATCCCAACAATGTTATGTCACACCACCACTACTGATGGACACCTTAAATCTTAAATCTGAGTGGCAATCTGCCTTTGCAGAATGGCATCGACATCGTACAGATGAGTGTGCAGAATTAGAAAAAACCACACGCATCAATTACCTAAACTTCATTCGTGATGTAAGAAAAGCAAAGGCAAAAATCTAGTCGAGAGCGCACACATTATCTCGACGAGATGTACACACATTCATCATACAATCTCGTCGAGAATGTGCATCATACAATCTCGATCGAGATACACACAACAACACACAATCACAACTAGATTCATGCACAACAACACCCGCGAGATTAACTCAATTGGTTACACAATTAAGTTCCAATCACCATACAATAATTGTGAATGGCGCACACAATCTTTCACCACAAAAGAAGAGGCAGAAAGAATGATTGCATTCTACAAATCTTGTGGATCTCCTGCTAAGTTTGTATAAAGAATGAATCTGTAGTAGTTCTTTATTCTTTATACTTTTTTCTGAGTATAAAGAATAACTCAGGATTGAATGTAATTTATTGTCAGTGGTGTGGTTTATTCTTTACATTCAGTCCTGTCTTATTCTTTATACTCAGTACTGTTTGAGTTTAATTAAGACAACACTGTTTGAGTTAAATTCACTTAGCACTGTTTGAGTTAAATTAAATCAGTGGTGTTTGAGTTTAATTAAGACAACACTGTTTGAGTTAAATTAAATCAGTGGTGTTTGAGTTAAATTAAGACAACACTGTTTGAGTTAAATTCACTTAGCACTGTTTGAGTTAAATTAAATCAGTGGTGTTTGAGTTCTTTATACAAACTGCCTGACGCTGCTGCGATCCCAACCACACCAGTGCCCGATCCGTCAAGCGTTTGCCCATTAGGATCGCTGATCAGTCGGATCTGTTTTTTGGTATCAGGGCGATACCGTTTGCGTTTGACCCCTGCAGGCGTTGCCCTTACAGTGAGCAGGCGAACCTTGAAAAACAAATACGGCGATGGGGCGCAGCGCGGAGGCGCTGCGCGGGTCGGGTCGCGCGGGTGCACTGATCACCTATCGCCGTATTTCATACCTTAAGGTTTGCGGTTTAGGTTCACTTTTGTCCCTTACTTTTCAAGACCCATGACACTTATTGTCGGTCAGATTGAAACACTTTTGCCCGCACTTTTGCAGGCAATGGAAGACGCGGACGCTGCTAAACAGCGCGTTGATTCTCTCAAAGCGCAGATGATTGCGCTGATTGAAGAACCTCAGACGGTTAAAACCTGCTGGGGTTCGGTCACACTGAACAAAGGCAAACGCTCAGTCAAGGTAACTGATAAAGCGTTGAATGCACAGATCACCTTACTCAAAGAGACTGGAATCTCACAAGGTAAGTGTGAAGAATCCATCGGGGCACCGTTTATCACGGTTCGCAAATCCGATCGCTGAGTTACACTTAAGGGGTGACATTCTCACCCCTTTCTTTCCACTTTTCACCACACTTTTCATCATGCGTATCACCACACCGCTGCACTTTTCTGAGTTCTTTTACTTTAATTTCAACCCTAAGTGTGCAGAATGGGATGAGATCTTAGGTCTTAGCGTAGGCAAACTCTACATGGGTTTGTATAACAAATGCCTCAGCGTAGGTATCTTAAACTCTAACGGTGGGTTAGAGTCAAAAAACCAGATTAAAGTTCGCGTTCTTTTCTGACACTTTTCACCACACTTTCGACCCATGCTTTCTACATTTAACGAGAACTTCCAACGTATCCGTGACGTTGAACAGTTCGCAATCGACTCTATTAACCGTGGAGGATTGCACGGCGACGGTATGATCGGAGAGGCAGAATTGCACTGCCAGGGTTATGCTGGTGAGGGCAATCCTCCCCACGACATAGTGCTAGGTTGCACGGTTAAAGTTACCAAGAACGGCAATCGTCGCCACACGTTCACACTGAACGGGCGGCGGATTGCGTGCCATAAGATAGCACTTCGTCTGGGAGAATTGGGCGCTTAATTTATACGTTCGTGGGCGGCAGTTCTTTATACTCTGCCGCCCTATGTTCGTTCGTGTTTGACAGTTAGGGTGGCGCGGTTGCGGTGCCCATGGGGTGCGATATAAAAACGCAACACTACCCTAACCTACAAAGTGTTACCCAAGCGATCTTTATATAAGACTCAAAAATAAAAAAATTCGCCCATATATAAAAACGAAAAAAGGTTTCACAAAAAATGAAAAAAAATTCCGGAGATATTTTTGAATCCATAGAGGTTGATCCAATTAGTGGAGACTATTACATCACAATCCCAGAGCAAATTATGAATGAACTCTCATGGTATGAGGATACAAAAATCAAGTTTACAATCGATGGGGGTGAAGTAATTTTAACTGAGGCGGATTGACTTCTTATAGATAATATTGTATGATATGAATGTACATTAGTATTGAAAAATGGCCAAGGGTTTTACCGTAAAAGCAAAGGCACCAGTTGCCTCACAGACTACACAAGAATGGGACTATAATTTAGCAAGAGAAATGGTGAAGGGAAAATCCATTGTCTTTTGTCTTCCTGGAAGAGGAGTCTCATATACCTATCTAAAAAACTTTGTACAACTGTGTTTTGATATTGTACAATCGGGAGCAAGCATCCAGATCTCGCAGGACTATTCATCCATGGTAAACTTTGCAAGATGCAAATGTTTAGGTGCGAATGTACTGCGTGGGCCTGATCAGATTCCCTGGGATGGCAAACTCAATTATGATTGGCAACTTTGGATTGACTCTGATATTGTTTTCAATACAGAAAAATTCTGGCAACTTGTTCTGATGGATAAGGACATCGCTTCTGGATGGTATGCAACAGAAGATGGTCATACAACCTCAGTGGCACACTGGTTGGATGAGGATGACTTTAGAGGTAATGGTGGTGTGATGAATCACGAAACCGTTGAGAGTATCTCAAAGCGTCGTAAACCATTTACAGTTGACTATGCAGGGTTTGGATGGCTTCTGATTAAGAATGGAGTATTTGAACATCCAGAAATCAAGTATCCTTGGTTTGCTCCAAAGATGCAAGTCTTTGAATCTGGACAAGTTCAAGACATGTGTGGAGAAGATGTATCATTCTGCCTCGATGCAAAAGAAGCAGGTTTTGAAATCTGGTGTGATCCTCGCATTCGCGTTGGACACGAAAAAACAAGAGTGATCTGATACAATGGCAGAATCTTACAATATCCTTTGTAAGGGTCGTAGAATATATACTGGTCTTACTGAGGAAGAATATTTCAATATTATGGAGGACTTGTCGATAGATTTTTATCAGACAGGTTCTCCAAGACCTGAAGATCTTGAAACTGAAATTTTAATGGAGAATCAATTATGGCAACAAAAGCAAAAGGTGGATTGAGTAAGAATGGTTCTTATATTCCAGGGCCTCCTAAGAAGTCTCGTCAAGGAATGGGAGGAGGAACTAAATATGCTGCGTCTTCTCGCAATGGAGCACGTAAAAAGTATAGAGGTCAAGGTAAAGGATAATGTATTACTTAGAGTGTGATGATGAATGGAATCAAATACATCCATCAGACCTCTGGGTTTATAATAAACTATTTCTAAGTCGGCGTTTAGGTTATACTTGTGGTCCTGCCGGAACCACAGTTCCCAAACCCGACTTTTATATTGTACGTCCATCTTTTAATTTGTTTGGAATGAGCCGTCTTGCTCGTAAAGAATGGATTGAAAAAAGAACAGATGATATACATCCATCAGAATTTTGGTGTGAAATCTTCGAAGGTGAACATTTAAGTGTTGATTTTCATTGGGAACAGCAAGATTTAACAATTTTAGGTACAAAAAATGAAGATGATCCCATTCATCAATGGGAAAAATGGGAAAAAATTGAAAGAAAAATAGATTTTCCTGAAATTTTGAAAAATTTAAACAAAAAATATGAATGGATTAATTGTGAATTCATTGGAAGTCATTTAATTGAAGTTCAATTTAGAAGAAATCCAAATTTTAGATATCAAAATACAGTCGCAATACCAGTATGGGGAGAAAAAATAGAAAAAAATAGTGAAGGATATCGTTTCATTGAAGATAAAAGTTACGAACGTCTGGGATTTTGGGTAAAATAAATATTTTTTTTGTGTAAAACTGAATTGGAACAATACTCAATGGGTAAACACCTGCTCTTAGAGGTGTACAATGTTGATTTTGAAGCGATTAATGATGTAGAATCGCTTCAAAATGCTATGATTAAGGGAATAAATCGTGCAAAAATGACGATTTTGAACACATTTTCACATTGTTTTCTTCCTCAGGGATGTACAGTTGTTATAGCATTAGCAGAAAGTCATGTTTCGTGTCATACATGGCCAGAAAATGGGTGTTTAGCAGTTGATGTTTATACTTGTGGAGAAGGAAATCCCAAATTAATTGCCATTGAGATCCTAAAATACCTCAATTCAGACTCATATTCCATCCGTGAGATAGATCGTTAAATAGATATAAGGAGATAGCAACCTCCTTTATAAAAGTTCTGTTTTATTCATTAAAACAGGAGCTAAAATGTCTAATTTACCAGTTGATAGAGATTGGGAATACATGAAAGAGATGTGGGGAACCACCCATCTTGCAACTGATTATCAATCTCAACCACAAAAAAGAGTAATTCAAGAAGTTATGCATGACCTTGCACCTCGTCATGACTTAAAAAAACAACAAGAATTGCATGAAAAAATTCGTAATGATGAAGATTATGATGATTGGGACTACGGAACTGAACCAACATATGGAACATCTTGGAAATCGTCATAAATAAGTAAAGAATTTATCTCAAAATGGCAGTCACCAGGATATCCAGATCTTTCAAAGATATTAGTTTATCTTTTGACCCACATCCGGTGACTAAAGATCTGTCTGTTTTAACAAATGAAAGGGCAATTATTCGCTCAGTTCGTAATTTAGTTGAAACAATTCCAACTGAAAGGTTTTTTAACCCCACTCTTGGATCAAATGTAAGAAGCAGTTTGTTTGATTTTGTTGATTATGCAACTGCTTCAACAATTCAAGATCAAATTATTGAAGTGATTAATAACTATGAACAAAGAGTTGCAAACGTAATTGTTCAAGTTGATCCTATACCAGATCTAAATGAATTTGAAGTGACAATCACATTTGAAATTATTGGTCAAGAACTTCCAGTACAGCAGTTTTCATTCATATTAGAGGCAACAAGATAAAATGCCTTTTACTAAATTTACGAATCTAGATTTCGATCAAATAAAGACTTCGATCAAAGATTATCTCCGTGCTAACTCTACATTTACGGATTTTGATTTTGAAGGATCGAACTTTTCTGTTTTAATTGATACTCTAGCATATAACACCTATATTACGGCGTTTAACTCTAACATGGTTATAAATGAGTCTTTTTTAGACTCAGCAACCGTAAGAGAAAATGTTGTATCCCTTGCAAGAAACATAGGATACGTACCATACTCAAGAAATGCTGCAGAGGCAACTGTATCGTTCACGGTGAATGTACCTCCAAGTAGTTACTTACAAGATAATACACCCGTTTATACTCCTACACTCACCTTGCAGGCAGGACTTGTCTGCACAGGATCTGTAAGAGGATCATCTTATGTCTTTTCTGCTCCAGAAAATATCACAGTCCCTGTTGTAAATGGAGTAGCATCATTTACTAATATTAAAATTAAAGAAGGTACATTTCTTAACAAAAAATTTACTGTAAATGCATCTTTAGATCAAAAATTTATTCTCAATAATTCTTTTATTGATACATCAACAATTAGAGTTTATGTAAAAGGATCAAGTGACACTGGACTGGGAATAAAATATTCATTGGTTGATAATATATTTCAAATTAATTCAAATTCCCAAATATTCTTAATTCAAGAAGTTCAAGATGAAAAATATCAACTTCTTTTTGGAGATGGATTCTTTGGTCAAAAATTAGAAAATGGGGCAATAATTACTGCAAACTATATTATAACAAGCGGAAAAGATGGAAATGGTGTAGAAACATTTACTTTTGCAGGATCTTTAAGAGATTCTGATGATAGGAATGTAATTCCACAGAATACAATTGCAGT